AAAAAGCAATTCGTCTATAATATTCGCTGCAATCTTCTTTTTATCTTCCGGGATCTTTTTTAAAATATCCGTAAATTCGTTTTTCTTCTTTCTTGGCATTATCTTTTATTCCTCTCTTTTTTTAGTTTACTATGTTTACATTGTTTACATTTTATTATTTTGTGTTAACCCCCCTCTATGTTTGCATTAGAGAGGTATAAAAAAGGTGCCGGCTGCGGTCTGCCGTAAACAATAATTTAAGCAAATATGGGGGTGTTTCGTGCGTTCGTTAACATTTGTTTTTGTTCCTTTTATTTGCATTTATAGCGCGTTATCGTGTTTATATTGTTTACTTTGTTTATATTGTTTACACGATAAACATTTAATAACCTTTTGTATCTCTGCATCTAACAAGGTTTCCTCGATCGTCAAACATTAGTCCAGGCTGCGTTGGTATTCCAGCGTGCACCTCTGCGTGGCAATCCATACATAGCGCTTGTAAGTTTGACCAATCAAGCGCAACGTTTGGGTTTGTTATATTCTCCGGTGTTAAATGTTCTTTATGATGTACTATAACCGCGGCGTTACCGCAGCGCTCACATATATAATTCCTGCTTGTCATAAATGCCTTTTGTGTATCTCTCCATGCTTTAGAATTATAAAACTTTTTAGAAAATTCTCTTGCCATATTATCAAACCTTTCTAGTAAAAAAGCCGGGACTTACTTACTCGCCCGGCTCTTTCTCTATTTATTTGTTTCTTTTGAGTGTTAAAGTCTTTTGTAGGTTTGATATTACACGCTCTAGTTTCCCGGCGTCTGATTGTTCGGCGTTATACCATAACTTTAACAAAAAGCCCGATAATGTTTCGGCTAGCGGTTCGCTCTCTTGTTGCTCTGCCGTTAGTCCGGTCGTTACTTCGATATAGTCCGGGATTGTATCAAGTAAAGGTAAAATAATGTCGTCGTTGTCGTCGCCGTCCAGACGTAACACGTCGCGCGCCTTTTCTAGTGTTAGCATATTATCGCCCCTTTCCTATTTCCTACTTTGACGCCTCATAAAGTTTTACAAATGCTTCCTCTACAACCGGCTTTGTATCTGCAATAGCAAGCGCTCTATAATCAATTAAGCCTTTCTTAAACGAACTTTCGCGGCTTGCCTCTACGGCGATACCCTCCGGAATGTTATAGCCTAAATACTGATAATTTCCGAAATAAGCGGCACCGTCTGCAATATTATCATCAATAACAACCTCGAAACCTAATAATTTACCGATCTTGTCGCCCTGGGCGTCTGCAATAAAGATAGGGCGCTTGTTATCGTCCACAATGTTATAAAACTTGTTATAAAGTGTGGCGTTATTCATAGCCCACTTTGCACCCTTGCTATATCCTCTTTTCAGAAGTGCAACCGCGCTTGTTACGTTTGCAAATGTTGGAACGCTGCCGTTTGTGTATGATACGCTATTGGTTTCGTTCCATGTAATTGTTTCAAGTCCTGCGCCCTGGTTTTTTCCGGTACCATTTACAAGCGCGTCCTCGATAGTTTCCATAGTACAATTTACTAACTCGTCAACAATATAAGCCTCAAACGCTGCAATGCTCATTTTTCTAACCTTTGCAGAAATACTGAACACTTTAAGGATCTCGTAACCGTCAAATGATACGCTTGCAACGGTTGCTTTCTCACTCTCTACATTTGCGCCCTCTGTGTGCCAATTTGCCTTGCTGCTTGGTGTTCCTACCGGAATAGATACCTTTGTAGGCACATTGAAATTTCTAGCCTCTGCAATAAGCCCTCCCATTGTACGCGCCTTTTTAATAACTTCGTTAAGTGTTGCGGTTGGTAATACTGCGGCTGCGCTTGTTGTGTTGTTAAAAGCGTCGGCTCTCTTTTCGCTTTCTTCAAGTCCTTTATCATAAGCCGACTTTTCAACCTCTGTTAATTCCTGCCCTAACATTGACTTAAAGAACGCGCTGCGGTATTCCTTTGTGTCAAATACATCTGCGCCAAACTCTTTCTTTTCTCCTGGCTTTGTATCCATACCGGCGATCACTTTAAGATCTGCGCCACTTCCTGCGGCTCTTAATTCAATATTTTCCTTTGCCTCTTTAATTCCTCTTAACTCAATGTTAAGCGCCTCAATGTCTGCGTTTGCGTCTGTGTCAATCTCTGTATTGATTTCCTGGGCGCGCTTTTCCATATCCTGCACGCTCATATTTTTGTAATAATTAAATGCCTCTAAAACTGTCTTAAATTTCATTGTTTCTTTTCCTCACTTTCAATTTTCTGTAAAATAAAGTATTTCGTTACTGTTCAAAAAGTAGGTTTTTGCTGCTTTGACAATTAGCAAATTTGCCGGGTACTCTATCCAAAAAACGCCTTTTATGGTTTTCACTTTTCCGTTTTTGAAATAGAAACTATATTCTTTCCCTTTTCGCTTTGCCACGCTCAAAACCTCTCTTTCATAATCTGATTAAACAAAATTTTATTTGCCTTTTTCAGTTCCTCGGTTCGTGGATCCGCGCCGCCGTCCATCTGTGCGCGTGCCTCTACGCTTGTTGTAGGGTACGCCGGAAACGGTACAATAGAAACCTCGTAAACCTTTTTAATTTTTGTAATCGTTCGCGTTCTTGTTTCCCGGTCGTATGTGCTGCCGCCCTCCGGTACCGTAAACGCAAAACTCATTCCGGATAAATCGCCACGTTTGACCGCCTCGTAAATGCTGCGCGCCTCTTGTGTGTCCGGTAAATCTGCGCTCATTGCAAGCCCTGCCGCGCTTGTCACTAATTGCATTGTTTTTGGTGTCCTGGCAAGTGGTACTTTGTTCAAATCGTGATTGTAAAGCAAACGTGCGTCTGATAGGTCGGCGCCGTCCAATGCTCCACGCTTGATAATTTCCACGTATTGCCCTTTAGGATCATTTATCACGGTTGGCATATCGTAAACGATAGGTAAACCGGTTAAAACAAGGCTTTCTTTTCCTGCCGGATCTGTCGCCCTGCTTTCTGCGTTAATAGGCGTTATTCTAATTTCTTTCATCAGTTATTGCCCCCTCTAAACCTGCGTTTTTCAAATCTGCAATAAAAATCGGGTTCGTTTTTTGTATCTGTCTAACTTGCTCCCTTATTGCTCTTTCGTTCCTTTTCTTTTCTTCCTGGCAAGTACATCTTTCCCCAGGATCCAAATTACTACCGCAAATACGGCAAACGCTATAATACATTTTCGTCCTCTCTTTCCTGGTTTTCTCCTAATTGGTACTTATTCGCCTTTGCTGCGTCCACAACGTTAAGTGTTTGTAAACGCTTGTCGCCGTCCGGTACGCTTGGCAAGTTTAATATTTCTAGCGCCTGGTTCACGGTTAAAAGTCCGTATGGTATCAATTCTTTTATTAAATTTACTTTTGTTTGGTTGCTGCTAAACTGCAAACGCCCGCTCTCAAATAAAATAGAATTGCCAAAAACGCGCTCGCGCTCTGTAAATACTTTTCTTGTAAATTCAAGCCCTAATTGTACGGCTAGCGGTTCTAGTACACTTTCATAAAACGCGCTAAATTCGTCCTCGTTGTAACTACTGTTTACAATCTTTTCCGTAATTCCTAAATAATTGTAAACTTTATCTTTTACCGCCTGGCTTTGTGCTGCGTCCATAAATACCGGCTTTGTTTCTACCGGTATATATTCCATTTTGTTGTCAATCGCAACAATCCCCCCGCTATTACTCATTTGTAAATAGTCGTTTGTAAACTGTTCTTTTTCTTCTTTCAGTTTATCCGGTGCCATTATCTGCGTAAATTTAATAATTCCGCGAACGTATGCGCCGTTTTGAATTGCTTTTATAATGCCCTCGTTTTCCGTGTGCGCTAATTCCAGGGCGGGAAGTAGTGCGGCGTTGTTATCGCCTAACAAATCGTTGGTGTTGTAGTGCCTGCGCAAATGGATCAATTCACTATATGGAATAGTTACCGTTTTCCCATTCTCAAACATAAAGCGCCCAAATAGGGCACCGGCTCCGTCAACTAAATAATCCATGTGCGCCGCCGTGATCGGGTAAATTCCTAATAGGTTGCCTTTATCGTCCTTTTTCAGAAATGCAAATGCGTTATTATACAAATAGTAATGCGTTACCATTTTGTATAAAAAATCGTATGCGTTCATAAAAGGGTTTGGCTGCACCTGCAACAAATTGTTTATTTTACATTCGCCCTCTCTTACGTCGTGCGCTGCATATGTAATAACGTGGGAACCTTTTAACTTTGCCGCGTTCCTGGCGATTGCGTCCACTCCCTCGCGGTAAATGTCGTTTTCGTATGCGTTCCCGCTAAACGGCGAAAAACTGTTTTGCATTGCTCCGATCATCTGCGCCGGAACGTAGTTCCCAGGTTGTCCGTTCTTTTCTTCCTGGCGTCCAAATATACGCCCAAATAAATTAAATGCCGTTGTTCTCGCCTCCTTATAAGCCATTTTTTTTCAAAACATTATCTAATGCTTTTTCAAATTTTTCCGGAACTTTAGGCGCAAATTCGTTTCTTGTTTGTTCCATCATGTGTTTCCCAGGAACCCAACCAATTGTTTTTCCATTTTTCACAAGTTCATGCCCTTTTTCTACTAAATGGAAATGCGGCGCACTATTGAAAACAAGCGCTAATGTTTCGTCGTCATTTTGAATTGTGCGCGTTCCAAACTTCTTTCTTAATGCTGACTTTGGATTTCCTCTGTGGTGTTGTGCCTGCGGCGTTTTTTTCTTGCACTCACGCTTAAATTCGTTAGCAATCTTTCTTAACTCGCTGCGCATTTCTTTTGGAAATTCTTCTTGTGCTTTCATAAGATCTTTTTCTAACTCGTCTAAACCGTCCATTTCAAATCCGTATGTTGCCACGCTGCCACTCCCTTTTCTTTCCTTGATTTTTATATATAATTGTAGATATGAAATATAATAAAGTCCAGGTCTGACAATCGGGTGTTATAGCGGGTTATATATCGGGCGTATTCATTTTTCTATATTCCTAACAAATAACCTTATAATTATCTTGCAACCTCTTAGCCCCTCTCAACCTCTTTATATTCAAGCATTTTCTTAACCTCTTAAACCTCAATTACTTTTTGATATTTTCATACCCTTTTTTATCCCAGGCATTAGCCCTTTTCTGTCTGATCTGCTTGCCCTGGTACCCTCTTATCTATTCGTTTATGACAAATAAAAAAGGATCCTTTTTCCGGGGGATCCTCTTAAATACATCTATATTTTTATCTTATATTCATAATATTTTTTATATTACTATTGACTTTGAAACCTTGCTATGCTAGCCCTTTAGATTGGTGCGAAGTGGAGCGGGCGCATAGTTCCCCTATCGTAATGATAGAGATACTACGCGCCCACGCCTGGCTATATGCTAGCCCCCCGAGTTGTATGCTCGTTCCGCTTTCACGCTCTCCCATAGTGCCAATTTCTACATTGGCGTACCACTTTTTGTATTGGTCTAGTTGGGGTTGCTATCCCCCACAAATTACCGTATGCCGGTAAACCTCCACGCCCTCAATACTTGCCATTTCTAGCGCTTTTGGTACTCCCGCGCCCGCTATATCGCTATAACTTGCGCCGTGTTTCTGATATGCCTATCATTTGCCCCCGCGTCCTACTTTTAACCCTGCAATGCAATATTATCATTGTTTAGGCTTGTTGAGGTCTTGAAACGCGCCTTAACCCCTTTCGTCGCTGCTTTGTGTGGGATCCACAAAACAGACCGCGCCGACTTTTGCCGCTCGGCTGCACACTTAACCGTTTTTATAGCGCCGGTTCTCATACGCCCGCATTATTCAATTTTTATACAACCTTGTCCCAAAAACACAACAAAAAAGCCGTTACCCATTTGTTGAATGGTAACGACTTATACAAAATTCACTATGTAAAATCTATTTTTTTCTACCTTGCCGGGATTGACAAAACAGCTTTTATTCTATATAATCAAGAAAAAGCCACATAAAGTAGGTTGTTTGGTATGTCGTTCCTTTCAACGTGGCGGGTATTGGTAGTACCTCTACTTTAACGCGTTTATAAAAAAAGTGATCCTTGCAGGGATTGCTTTTTTTTGCGTTAAATTCGCCTTGTTGCTTTTCGTTCTTAAATTGTTAAATAAACTTTATTATAAAATAAACATCTTGTCAAGCGCCTTAAAATCGGGCGTTTTTCATTTTCGCCCGATTTTACGCCCGTTTTATGTCCGTTTTTATGCCCTCTTAAAATATGTATTTTGCACCAATGCGCCTATTTTCAATGGTTGCAATGGTTTTATACTCTTTTTTTGAATTTTTTTAAAAAAATCATATTTTAATAGCATATATTGCCCTATTATGCCCGGTTTCTTGTAATAATTGCTTTGTTGCTCCGGTTATGCTCATAACCTGGTTAAACTCTAATTCTTTTAATTTGTTCCACATATGCAGGGCTAACCCCTTAAATATATGCGCCGGTCTGTTGTCTTGGAACCTCTCGCGGTTCTCTGTCGCTATATCATACATTATAGCCCCTTTTTTGTATCTTGGTACCTTGTAGGCGTCGGGATCTTCTTTATTCATAGCCTTTGTTTTTTCTATCGCGTTGTAAACGCTGCAAGCCTCTCCAAACGTCAATCCCTCAACGGCTGCAATAAAATCATTCATACAAATATTTTCTTTTGCTTTCTCCATTGCGTCGCCTTGTGTTTTTGATCTAAATTCTATTACTTTTCCCATAATATAGCCACCTTTTGTATTTTGTGTTTACTTTTATTACATTGTTTACATTTATTACATTGTAATATTATTCTAGTGTTTTTTTGCGTTCCTGGCTCCATTTCTTAACGCCCTGCATTGCTTTTTCAAGTTCTTCCGGATCGTCTGTGCTTTCCTTATATTCGTTGTAGTATTCTTGTATTCTTTCTTCTGCCTCTTTCATCCATTCTTTGACGTCTTTTATTTCCTGGTTGCGTATTTCCTCGTCCGGTTCCTCTTTTGCGTATTCTTCGCCCTGCAAATACTCTAGTTCCTCGCGTGCCGTTTCCAGGTCGTCCAGGTAGTCTAAATAATATTCTATTTCGCCCCACTCTACTAAATATCGTAAAAATGTATATTCCGGAAACATACCAAACCAACACCTTTCAAGCCAACTATTCGCGCGTTCTCTTTCGTCTGATCCGTTGCTATATGTTCCGTCTACCAAATCTCCTATAAATTGCTCTATCAGTTCCCCAGGTGTTAAATTTACGGATCCGGCAACGGAATAAAGCCTTTTTACGTCTGCGTCCGATAGCTTAACCTCTATCGTTCTTTTTTTGATTGTGTCTATTTCCATTTGCTGCCGTGATATATAATCACAATATCCGTTATTTCTGCACTCGTCTCTTTTTTCCTCTATATAACGCCTGCACTCGTCTAAACGTCCGCAATTATAACATTTTTCATGTTCCATAATAACGCCCCCTTATTTCTTTAATATTTCTTTTCCTGCCGCCTTGTATGCCTCAATATACTGTGTCGCCATTTCTTCTACAATTTCCTTTAGTGGTTTTCTTTCCGTGTAAGCTATTCCTTTTAGTTCTTCCACCTGCTCGCATTTCATAATAAATGTTGCTCGTGTGTATTCCTCCGGTAAACCTTTTTGCGATCCTTTGCGCGCTAGTTCCTTTCTTGGTCTGCCCTGCTTTTTCTCATTTTTATTTTCCGTTAACTGTGTTTCTTTCTCCGGTTCCTGCGGTGTGCTTATCATTCTTGCAAGCGGGTTGTTTTTCAATTCTTTCATTGTCTATCCCTCTACTTTCATAATCTCTTTTACTAATTCTTTATATGCTGCCGCTCCCTTACTCTTTGGCTTATATCTAAATATGTCTAACCCCTCGCTTGGCGCCTCTGCGAGTGCTACATTGTTCGGAATCCGGCTATTTAATACCTTATCTCCAAAATATTGTTTTAACTGCTCCAAAACCAAATTATTTAATGATTTCCTTGCGTCGTACATTGTAATAATAACCGCTCCAATTTCTAATGATTGGTTAAGTCTACTTTTTACTAAATCTATTGTTTGTTGTAGTTGTGCAACGCCGTTTAGACTTAAATATTCCGGTTGTACCGGTATATATACTTTATCGCTTGCAGTTAATGCGTTAAGCGTTAAAATCCCCAGGCTTGGGCTACAATCAATTATTATATAGTCATATTTGTTTCGTATTGGCTTTAATGCCTCTTTTAATATCATTTCACGACCTGCAACCGCCGTTAAATCCAATTCTGCAACCGCAAGTCGTATATCTGCCGGTATAACATCATAACTACCTTTTACAAATTTTGCAAACTTGTTATCGCTTTCATATAATACCGGTTTTATTGCCTCGTCTGCTTTTGCTGAACCTCTCAAAACCTCGTAAATTGTTGCGTCTTTTTCTTTCGGATATTTTCCTAAACTCACGCTTAAATTTGCTTGTGCGTCTAAATCAATAAGCAATACTTTTTTTCCTTGCAGCGCTAAACCTGCTCCAACATTAACGGCGCTTGTTGTCTTTCCTACGCCTCCCTTTTGGTTAACAAATGACAGAATTTTCATATATGCAGCCTCCTTTTATAAATTAAATAATGCTATCGCTAATTTGTCTAACATCTTATTTTTTTGCGTTCTTACTGTCTTTTCATTTAGCTTTTCACTAAAACCGTATTTTCCTGCTAAATCTTCGGCTATCGTCTGCCATGTTGGTGTTTCTCCGTAATAATCATTACTAAAATATCTAGCCTCGATAATATAATAGCCTTTTTCTAACCGTATTCCCGCTAGCGCATTCTCGATCCTGCTTGTAATTGCTCGTGTTCTTATGTATCTATAAACGCGATCTCTGAAAAACGGATCTTCTGTTATTAACATTGCATTTTGTATTAAATAGTTTGCTCTTTTTTCATCTCCATCTAATACATTTATAATATATTGCTTTTCATCTTCCACATACTGCGCCATATTGCTATAATCTGTTAATAGCTGCTCTGTTAACTCTAATGCCTCTTTATGATCTGCCGGGTGCGTATAATCAAAATAACCTACTCTCTCGGCTTTGTCCATTGTGTATTGTGCCGTTGTTTGTGTGATTATTGGTATTGTACTTTTCACTTTATACCCCCTTTACATATTTTATGTAAACATTGTTTACTATGTTTACATAGTAACATATATAAACATAAAATGCAATACTTTTTTGTGTAAACATAAAAAATAACGCCCGCATTTCTGCAAGCGTTAATTCTAAAATTTCATACGTTCCATTTTCTGCCGTTTTTCTTGTGCCGTCGTTCTTGTATATATCCTTGTTGTTTCTAATGAGTTATGCCCTAATATATCGGCTAATTCTGTTATATTTCCGTCGTATTCCGTCAAGAATACTTTAGCAAATAAATGTCTAAAACTATGCGCGTGTACCTTATCCAATTTCACACGTGCGTTGCCGCCTATCTTTTTCATTTGTCGCCATATAGTGCTTTCACTAATCATTTTTTCGGGATCCTGCCCCGGAAAGATATAGCCGGATTTTATTTTGTTTTCCCTGCAATACTTTCGGAGTTCTCGCGCTAGATCCTGCCGTATCACTATAACACGCTCTTTTCCCTTATTATTTACATTTATGTAATTGCTTTGGATATTATCAACGGTAAAGTATTCTAGTTCCGAAATTCTTATACCGGTATATGCTAGCACTTTCATAATGTAATAAATATCCATTCGCCCCGCCTCTTTTGCCTTGCGTAATAATCGCTTAAAATCTGTAGGGCTTAATACATCTTCAAGGCAATTTTTATTTTGTTGCTTTACTACTTTTACAATTAAATCCTTGCAGCCTGCCCATTTTAGATATTTATTGATTGATACAATATAATTGTTCACGGTGCTTGTTTTATAGCCGTTTTCCATTAAATGCGCCTTATATGCTAGCGTTGTATCTTTCGTTATTTGCTGCCCTGGCTCCAAATAATCAATAAAGCCTTGTATATTACATCTATATTTTTTTAGCGTGTTTTCTGCCTTTTCCTGGTACCTTAATTCCGTTAAAAATTCTTCCAGGCGTTCCGCTAATTCTTCTTTTACCATTTGCGCCGCCCCCTTGTCTTTTTATAGTTTCTTGTCGTCCTCATTTACATAAATACGCAAACTTGTTTTATAGCCCTCGTAGTCGTCTATTCTAACAACTTTAAAAACCTTATTTTTATATTTTACCCACGTTTTATTTACGGTCAAATCATTACGCCAATTTATTTCAAAATATAATTGTTCGTCAATATTTGCCTTTTGTGCCTCTATGTATTCTTTAGCGCCGTAATGTCTGTAATACGCCCATACCTTTCCAATACTTACAAGGCGTTGGCTCCATGATCCTAATTCGTTTTTGTATTCCTGCATAGTATATAATTCTATTTTCTTATCTTTCAAGCGGTTTCCCGCTCCGTTTGCTCCTTTTCCTGCCATGCTATAAAGCCTCCTTAAATTCGTTGTAATGGTCGCATAGTCCGACGTAGGCGTCTAACATACTTGCTGCGCCGTCTATACGCTGCTTTGGTGCCTGGCACTTTACCGGTATTATGTTTCCGTTTCTGTCCTCCACAACTCCGGTATTTGTTAAGCACCATTTAGTTATTGGGTTGTTTCCATAGTTAATTTTCTTTGCTTGCAGATCTGCGCCCATTTGCTGCATTGGTAAAGATAATGTTTTTGCCCCCTGGTAACACTTAACCATTGTAAAGCCGTAGCTCTGCATTTCCTCAACCCAATATTTAGCGCTATATGGATCGTAATAAATCCATGCCGGTGTTATTCCGTATTCTTGCACCATCTCTAAAAACCACGTTGTAACATCAGCATAAGAAATACTATTTCCTTTACATAATCTTAAATACCCCGCCTCTAACCATTTGTCGTATGGTATATGTTGTTTTACATGATCCTCAAAAGTATCTTCCGGCAGCCAAAACATTTGTTTTACAAATCTTTCCTCTGTTTTTGGATCCATAAATAAAAGCGTCGCACATGTTAGATCTGTTGTTAACGATAAGTCTGCGCCACCTATTGCGTATTTATTGCGGAATTTCTCAATATCAAACGTTTTCGGGTTGTCTATCGCCTCAAAAGTGAGCCATGCACTATTTAATGTTTGCTTTATGTTAAAATCTTTTACAAGTACGCCGGTTAGGTCTCTCGGACTTTGTCTTGCGCGGTTAACTTTTTGCTTTAAGTCGTCCAACTTTTTAATTGTTCCCAATCCTGGGTTTGCTTTTTGCCATGCGTTCGGATCCTCCCATTCTTCTTTTTTGTCTAGTTCGTAAATTATCGGTAAAAACGTTTCGTCGTTAATCGTTCCGTCGCATACTCCGCAGGCGTATGAATACATATCATCAAAAATACATTCTCTAACAGTTCCCGCGGTTGTAATCATAACTAAAAGCGGTTGCCGGCGTGCGCTTTGGCTTTGTTTCATAACCTCATATAAATTTCGGTCTCTAATTCCATGTAATTCGTCCATAATTACAAGATGTGCGTTAAGTCCGTCCATTGTGTCCGAATTTCTTCCCAATGCCTGCATTTTGCTCATTGTCTGCGTTAAATATATATCGCTCTTGCGTTTTTTGATAACTGCTCGTAATTCCGGGCTTTGCTTTACCATATTTAACGTTTCATCAAATACTATTTTGGCTTGGTCTTTCTTTGTTGCCACGCTATATATTTCCGCTCCTGGCTCGTGATCGGCGCATAGCATATATAACGATATTGCCGATAACATAACAGACTTACCGTTTTTTCTAGCCACCATAAAAAGCGTTTCCCGGTATTTTCTTAAACCGGTCTGCGCGTCAACAAATCCAAACAATGCGCTTATAAACGCTTTTTGAAATAACTGCAATTTTATAGGTTTCCCCGCCCATTCCCCTTTAGATTGTCTGCAAAAACTCTCTATGAATTTTATCGGGCGCAACGCTTTTTTTTCGTTAAATACATACTTTCCAGGGTTTTCTATATCCTCGCATAATTTTTTATAAGCCTTTTCAATCCTCTTGTTTACTGCTATTTTCCCGGCGCATATTTCCTCGTAATATTTTTTTATATAATTCAAAAAATATTATTCCTCGCTATTCATAAAGTCTAATAGTTCGTCGCCTGGTAGTATGCCACTATCCGGCGTTTTTGGTAAAATATCTATTAGTTGCTTGTATAATTGGCTATATCTTTGCACCGTTGTATTATATGACTTTAGCGCCGGGCTTTCTCTTAAGAAATTTTGCTTTCCCTGCTCGAAATGCTCCACGGTTCCATTTTCCTTAACCTGGGATTTCAGATCTGCAAGCGTTTCTTTCATAAAAAGCAATTCGTCTATAATATTCGCTGCAATCTTCTTTTTATCTTCCGGGATCTTTTTTAAAATATCCGTAAATTCGTTTTTCTTCTTTCTTGGCATTATCTTTTATTCCTCTCTTTTTTTAGTT